AGCTCATGAAAAAGATAAATTTTAAACAATTACTGATTGCTACGGACATTACCCGTAAGCATTGTGAAAATATAGATTGTAGAGAGAATTTTGCGAATGTATTATACCGGAACGGTAACGGTATCGCATCGCATGCACTCGCTTTGAAGATATACAACTCCAATGAAGAGACAGAGTATAGTGATGAAGAAGTGTCCCTGATACAAGAGCATGCAAATGCTTTTTGCAAACCCTTCTTTATTGACGCGCTCAATCGTGCTATCAACAATCAACCGGAAGAAGCAACCGATAAACAGGAATAATTATGGCTTGGACAGAACAGGATTATCAAGAAATAGTTGCCCGCCTTATGGCTAACTCCATAGGGGTTAATGAAGTACCGAATGCGGACAAAGCGGATGATGTAACGTCATTGCCTGCATTTAAACCTTCAGGAAGCAACAGTGAAGCTTCTGTGGTCAATTATCCTTTAGAATTTTTGAAAGGAGAACAAGGCGAGCCAGGTATACAAGGCGAACCTGGGAAGTCATTTAAGGTAGCCGGCGAATACGCCACCCTTGAAGCCTTGAAATCCGCTGTTCCCGATGGTTCGGCAGTTGACGGGTTCATGGCTGTAGGTACGGAAGCTCCTTATGATTACTACGCATGGGTAAGTTCTGCTGGCGGAAATAACCCAAACCCATCCCCTGATGGAAAGTATTTATTATTATCGGATGGCACTCCGTTATTGTTGGCTAACGAAGAGCCGATATTACTTGCAGATAGCGGGGAACGGGTTGCAAGTAATGGTGAATGGGTAAACCAGGGTAAGATAGGCGGCATAGATGAGGCGCCAACTGATGGCAAGGCATACGGTCGTAAGAATGGGGATTGGGCGGAAGTCTCTGATAAGAAATATGTCGATGACAGCATTTCAAGCGCTCGTAGTGTTGGCTACATGATGCAGCGTACAGAGATTGACGCCTCCGGGTTGGATGAAAATACATGGTATCCGGTTACGATTGCTGCTGGAGAAAGAATGAACATACGAGTAGAAGTGCTGGTATCCTTAGATAGCGGTACAAAACCGTCATGGTCTACACATGAGAAAGGATTTTCTACTCGCAAAATTTGGGAATTTGCTCCGTATGCTTGGGGAGTAAATTCTAAAGCTATATTAACTGTGTATCTATCAGATTTTAATTTAGCTGATATAGACCCTGTGAGGGGTTTAGGTAATTTGAGCCACTTTGATACATGCTATGTTTTTGTACGAGGTGGTGGTAAATACCACTTTTATGCTTCTCATGAAGCAAAAGTTATTCTTCATACCGATACATATACAGCAGGCGACCAAAGTGTTAGTCCAACTACTGAAACCCCTGCGGGAATAGTGGCGAATATAGCGACGAAGGAGTATGTGGATAATATCGGTTATGGCAAAGTTATTGATGTTGCCGATGGTTCTTTGTTAACTATCAATAAAAATATATGGGATACAGAAGCTTATGACCATGTTGTTAAAATATTTGGTTCTACTGATGTTATTAAGAATATGATTATAGATATTTGCAATAACCATACTAAATATTATATACATAGTTACTCAAGCTATAGAAATTGTATAGAACTTTCTTCTGTTTATGCTTATTATACTGATGAAGAAAGATATGAAATAGAATTTAATATTAGTTATTATACTTCTCAGGGACCTGTTTCTAAACGAATAGCAATAGCATTAAACTTATTTGATGACGATAAAAGTGATGATAGACTTTTTATTGAAGATATTCTTGTATCCGATAATCTTCAAAGAGTTGTTAAACGTACTAAATCTGAATATGATAGTATCGGTACTAAAAACGAATATACAATGTATGCTATAACAGATGCTTGATATGAGAGATAAGAATTTAGAGCGGAAATATAAACCCTGATATTAAAAAATGGTGATAGTTAGATATGGTTAAAATTGGAGCTACATCTATTAGTAATCTTGCTGTTGGAAATAAAAATATTGATTTGCTTAATATCGGCAATGCCATTTTTTATGCTGGCTATCCTTATCCTTGTGTTGGTGAGAATAATTTAACCCCCATTACTCTTCAGCAATACATTGAGTTGCCTTATTTTGGAGACCCGCAAAATTTTCAAGTAGCCCTATATTTTTCAAAATATATAGAAAGTTTTGAATATAGAATTGTATTAGCTGGAATAGATAGCGGTTTTAAAGTTTGTCCTCTTAATGAGCAAGTAATTCCTGATGTTTCCGGTTATGTCACGAATTACGGTAATTATGCTGTTCTATTAGGTATGTGTGCTCCTCGTTATATTGCCAACGAAACGAGCGCTCCAACGATACTTACTGAATTTAAAATTGATGGTAGATTATACAGCTATAATTATATAAGAAAGTAATTATAAGAATTGAATTTAACTTATTTGATTATGAGAGTAAAAGTATTTTATGAAAACTGGTTTGCCAAACTTATCCTATTTGGCAGCTACACAACTATAATGCTCTTCGGCTTCATCCTTACGAAGCTGAAAGAACTGTCCGAAACGACTATCCGCCATGAACGGACACATCAGAAACAGTTCTTCGAGTGTATGGAGATAGCGGCTATCCCGTCCGTATTGCTGGCATTCCATATCAGTGCGTGGTGGTTGTTACTTATCCCGCTATTCTACTACATTCTTTATTTGGCAGAATGGTTTGTGAGCTTCGTGTATCACTTGTTCACAGACAACAAGATTGGGGACGGTAAGGTCAATAAAAATGCTTACCGTGCGAGCGCATTTGAGATGGAAGCCAAACTCAACCAGGATAATCCGAATTACTTGAAAGAACGCAAATGGGGTGCATGGTTCAGATACTACGGCAAGATATGAAAATCCCGTCCTACTCTCACGAGCAAAACGGAATGACAGTAGTTCGCTTATTTGATAAGAGACACAAAGATATGAATAATTGACAAATAACGATAAGATGAAGAATAACATTATTACCCAAAGCATACCGGGTGGTTTCTCGGTAATAGCAAGCAGTTTTATTGCACAGTCATTGGAACACATGATACCGTGGCTGATAGTAACATTTTCAGTCGTTGTATGCGATTTAATGTTCGGGATAAGGAAATGCTTGCTATTGGGTGAAGAATTTCGGTTTTCAAGTGCCGTGCGCCGTACTATGGGTAAAATGGTGACATACTTTGCCTTTGTTTGTATGGTGGTGATGATAAACATTGCTTCCGGCAATAAATGGAATATTGATGTGTATTCATGCTTGTTTGTCTGCTTCATAGAGTTCTGCTCTATCATAAGCAATATCTTGAAGCCAAAGGGATATAATTTTAACTTACTGAAAGCGTTGGGATTGTTCGGAAAGAAAGTGCTCGATGTCGAGAAAGAAGATATGAGTGAAATAATAACTAAAGATAAGGAGTAACAAAATGAAAAAGAAACTGATTATCGCAGCGATTGTTATCGCTATCATCGTGGGAGTTATGCTGTACATGCACTACACACCGTTTTGGGTGAACCTGACTACTGTTGTATCATTCGGTGTCGGTGTTGTTGCCGGATGGGTGGCTCGTTTAGTTTATGACAAATATTTCAAGGAGGACGCGCAGAATGAAAGTATTGATTGACAACGGACACGGAAGTAACACTCCGGGCAAGTGTTCACCGGACGGAAGATTGAAAGAGTATGCGTATGCCCGTGAGATTGCCATACGTTTGGAAGCCGAATTGCGCAAACAAGGTGTTGACGCAGAACGTATCGTCAAAGAGGAAATAGACGTTCCCTTATCGGAGCGTTGCCGTAGGGCGAACGAATACAAGGCAAGTGACACAATCCTCGTATCTATCCACTGTAATGCAGCGGGAAGCGGCTCTGAATGGATGCAGGCACGTGGTTGGGAAGCGTGGACTTCGGCAGGTCAGACGAAAGCCGATAAATTAGCTGACAGCTTATATGCGGTAGCCGGACGACTTTTGCCGGGTATGAAGATACGCAAGGATATGACGGATGGCGACCCTGATAAGGAAAGCGGATTCTACATCTTGAAGCACACGAAGTGCCCGGCAGTCCTTACAGAGAACCTATTCCAAGACAATAAGGAAGATGTTGGCTTCTTATTATCGGAAGAGGGGAAGCGGGCAATAGTGGACTTGCATGTGCAGGGAATTGTGAACTATTTGAATAACTCTAAAAAGTAAACATCATGGCAGCAGAAGTTTTATCATTTCAACAAGAAGAAGGCAAAACAGCGTATTACGCAACGTTTGTCAGTGACGGCAATCCCGTTACCATACAGATAAAGAACAAGGGCGGAATGGTGACCGCTTTCGCAGGAATTGATGATTTGGAGCCAGTTCCGCTTTATCCCAACGCATCCCAATATAACGGTGCGTCCAATACGATTTTCCGCATCGTAGGGATAGCGAATGGCATAAACGTCACAATCAAGAGCGCTACCGAAGTATTGGAAGCCAAAATGATTAAAGAGGGATAGTCTATGAAACCAATCACTATCCCCAACATCAGCATCCCGACAATCGGTATTCCTACTATCGGGATACTTACTATAGGGTATTCATATATCAAGGATAATAAACCGGGACCAAACCCATCCCCTGATGGAAGGTATTTATTATTATCGGATGGCACTCCGTTATTGTTGGCTAACGAAGAGCCGATATTACTTGCAGATAACAAAAAATAAAAAGATATGGCAGAAGGATTACAAATAGGAGAACTCCCTCAAAAGGAGAACTTAACCGGAAACGAGCTGATACCTTTTCAGCAAGGAAGTAGCAACGGCTCAATGAGTACCGCTACATTGAAGAAATACATCGGCACTGGTGGTGGCACTGGTGGCAGCACTGACTATATGAACTACATCACCGAGTATAATGTTTCCGTCCAGCATCCTACTTCGGGAATTGACGGGAGTAACAAGTACAGTCTGGAAGGCGCTATAGCCCAAGTCCCGCAGGAACTTAGAAATATCGGACTGAAAGTATCATTCATCAATTCAGATGGAAAAGTAGAAACATGGGAGTTCCAGGGAGGAACGTTTACAAGCATTGATAATTGGATTCGGCAAGCACTGAATGTGGATGTTGAAAACATATCTGTGAATAAAATATCCTCCGATAAAATAAAATCAAATAAAACGATTGATAATTCGGGCAATATTATTTCTTCACAAGGAAGATGTGTTGTTGACGGCTTTGATATAGGTGACATGGATTATCTGTATACAAATTGTTATGGAATCTATTTTTACAAGAAAACAGAAAACGGCCTTACTTATCTAAATTGGAAGAGAGCCAATGCCGCCACGGGTAGAAATATAAGTAAAATTCCCAAGGAAAAAGAGTCTAATTACTGTAGGTTATTATATACAACCGAAGTTCCTGGTAAATATTTTTCGGGTAAAGAGAATTTTATTTTTACAGAATTTGGAGTTGCAGAAGTTCCTATTTTGGATTATAGCAAAAACTTAATAACAGAATCAATTCTAATCAAAGGATACAATACAGTCAATGGTTCTCTATCTGTCAATGAGGAATATAATACGACTCAACTTATAGATATAAAAGATGCAAAAACTGTTTTTACAAATGCTTATTCTGTAGCATTGTTTACATCAGATGGTTCATATATTGGATATACCGGCAATCAGACAGATTCATTTCGGGAACTTAAAATAAACCAAAGCCCAGCCTATAGATACGCTGTCTTTAACTTTAACAAGAATACTCATGCTTTTGTTTCATTGCATTATTTCCCTTGTAATCCCAATTCTATTGATATGGATTCAACTATGAATCATGATGAGATACTTCGTATGGCTTTCTCCGGAAAGAAAATGACATCGTTTGGCGACTCAATTGTAGAACTGGCTTCATGGCAGAAGTATGTATGGAAATATTTTAATATGGCTGACCATTACAACAGAGGTATTGGTGGGTCTAAGGTTACATCAGTTGGGTACAAAAACAAGCTTGTTGATGAATATGGATATTATCATGCAAGCAATCCTTCAGAGGGGACAATATCAATAAAGGATTATATGTGTGGAGATGAGCGGGTATCTACTATACCGCTTGATACTGATATATTGATTATTTATGCGTCAGCAAATGATATTTCAGGTAGTGTTGAACTAGGGAGTATAGATGATGGAGATGAGACACATTTTTACTACGCTTATGCCTTAATGATAAGAAAAATCATCAAAAGAATCCCCAACGCTAAAATTTTTGTATGTACGCCTCATAACTTTTATAATAAGTATGAAGATGCGGATTATCCATATAAAAATAATCAGAATCTAACTATATTAGATTACTGTAAAGTCATAAAAGATATTGCAGCAATATATGGCATTCCTGTCATAGATGTAAATGGGTTAAGTGGAATATCAACTTTAACAATAACCAAAGATTTGGGCGACCAAGTTCATCCTAATAATATCGGAGGGCAGAAAATAGCCAATGTTATAATCAATACACTTATAAGATTTGCTCCAATTGGTCTGCAGGAACCACGGGTAGAAGATATATTTCATTAACTAAATTTGCATAATGCTAACTCAAAATATGAAAAATAACATCTTAGGTGCGGTGGTCTATCTATCCACCGCCATAGTATTCGGTGGCAGCACTGCACTGCTGATGCTCTTTATCAAGGAGAACAGCGACCGTTGCCACTACTATAACGGCAAGTGGAGCAAAATAGACTTGCTGTGTGGAGCTGTCGCGATATGTGCGGGTATGGTTGTAAATCATTATTTGTTGAGGTCATGAAAAAACTACCCTGGCTATTAGTTGTATTGCTGGCCATCGCTTGTGTGGTGGCGTGGTTCCGCCCGCTCGAGCCTTTGCCGGCAGAAATCCGTACCGAAACAAAGATACAGACGGTTGTCAAACTTGACACGGTTCTTATCTCCGCACCGATAGCGGTCTTTTGGCAGATATTGCTGAATGACACAGTACGTATAGGTGATACCTTGCTTCATCGCAAACGGGTTGTATATGAAGATAGCTTGTACCGTGCGGTGGTGAGCGGATATGTAGACCCACGGCTGGATAGCATAAAGGTGTTCCCAAAGACCGTTTATCAAGTGGTAACGAATGATATCTATCATCCGGTTCCCATCAAACCGAAGAAGAAGCGTTGGGGATTAGGGTTGCAGGCTGGATATGGATATCCAGGCGGCATGTACGTAGGCGCAGGAATAAGTTATAATCTATTTGTATGGTAAAAAAGAAATTAACGATGTAGAAGTTGGCTTGTAGCTGACACTCTTTCGGGGGCTTAGAGTATAAAGAAAGCCCCCAACGTTCAAATAATTATTGCCACATAAAAATTTGAAAAAAGCATAAGACACCGCACGTTGGAGGCTTTAATATCTTCAACACGGTATCTTATGCTTTGTTCGTATATAATCAAATATTTTATGTGGCAGGGCAAAGATAAATATAAAATTCAGAAAAACTATGTGTAAGTCAGAAATCTTTGCCGAAACAATCAATCTCGTGGTGCAGGAGACCGAAATACCCGCCAGCCGAATACTATCTTCGGATAAGGATACGGAAACCGTAGACGCCCGCTATTTGCTTGTACAGTTACTTGTCGAAAGGGGAATGTATCCTTCACAGATAGCTCCTAAAATTCACAAGACCAAACGCGCGATAAACTACATGATTTCCAATTTCCAGGAACGTATGAAAGGCGGGAAAATGTTGAGAATATATTGGGAAAACATTAGGAAAGCGTTGGGAAACAACTGATTTCATGGCAGTATCGGTATTTATACTTTTGTGATGCGGTTGATTTTGACCGTAATACAAAATATAAATCTCTATGGAAAGAACGTATGTCTTCAATCAAGACGGGAACAACGGAAATGGTGGTGGAAGCAAATTCGACATCATGGCTATGTTGCCCAACTTGATGGGAAGCAAGGGTGTAGACCCCGGACTTCTCGCTTTACTGAACCAGGGACGTGGCAGCCAAGACCAATGGGGCGGCTCGTGGTGGTTCATCTGGATTATCCTTTTGTGGTTCTGTTGGGGCGGCAACGGCTTTGGCAACCGCTTTGGCAATGGTGGCGGTCTGCCTGCCGAGCTTAACGGTGATGTCGGTCGTGAATACCTGATGTCAGCCATTCAGGGCAATGGCAATGCCATCAACCAGCTTGCTTCTTCTTTGAACTGCTCTACCCAACAGTTACAGAGCGCCCTGTGCAACATCCAGGGACTTATCGCCAATGTGGGCAATCAGGTCGGCATGTCTACCCAGCAAATCATCAACGCATTCCAGTCCGGCAATCAGGCTGTTCTCACACAATTGGCAGATTGCTGCTGCAAAAATCAGACAGCAATTGAGCGTCAGGGGTATGAAAGCCGCTTAGCAAGCTGCGAAAACATGAATACGCTTACACGCACAATGGAAGGGAATACGCGTTCTTTAGCGGACGCTTACCGTGAAGGCTTCCAAGCACTTGTAGCAAAAATGGATGTGGCAGAGGCGCGTCGTCAGCAAGAAGCGTTGGCTGCTAAAGACGCTGAAATCTCTACTTTGAAAGGTGAAATTTCACAGCGTAATCAGAATGCAACTATTCTTGGAAACGTAACGCAACAAATTGCTCCAATAGTAGCAAGTCTACAAACATTGCAGGGAGAGGTGGATAAAATCCGCTGTTCAATGCCGCCTACAGTAGCAGTGCCATACCCGCAATTGCAAGCCATCAACACAGACTGTTTCCGTGCTGCGGCTTTCGGTGCTTACGCCGGTGATGCAATGTATGGACGTGGCGGTTGTGGTTGTAACAACTACTGGGGTTAATTCCGGTAAGAAAGGGGGTAATTATGTGGCCTAACTTTTTTACAGGATTTCCTTTCTTGTTCCCTACTATTGGAAGGGCTAATTTCAATACCCTTCCTACGGTAGCCGTAACAGTCGGCACGGAGAACGTGACTTTGGAACTTCCTAACCATGCGTTCCGTAACAGAAGCTATGTAGGCGGTTTCTATATCAGTCTCCGCCAGGCGATACCTGCCGGTACGACTGCTACACTCCCGATACTGATAGGGACTAACGGGGATACAAGACCGTTGCTGGCTTACAACAATGAGCCGGTGACTGTCGGCAACCTTGCCGGAACGGGTATCTACGAAATCCACTATAACAAGTACACCAACGAACTGTTCCTTGTTAACGGTGGGTATCGTCCGACAACCGCATCGGCACCGACTCCGACAGCAGAAGCAACCGCTCAAAAGAGCAAGTAGTTAACATGGGGCTTTGTGGTTGTTTCCAAAATGGAAATAGCCACACCCCTTTAAAATCAAACCAATATGTTTCAATCACTTCGTACCAATAACCAGTTGTATATACTTCATAAGGATGCTAACCCGTTTATCGAATACGGTCCGGTAGTCAGCGTTTCCGCTCCTAAGCCGAAATATCCTATGGCATCCCCTATGGGACAGTTGCCCCAAATGGAAATGGTTGTGGATGTCGTTGTCTGTATCAACGGGCAGAACACGACTTTCCAAAATCTACCTGCCGGCATGGATATAGCCGACTTCGGGCAGAACGGCAATATCGTAGTGTCATGCTCTCGTGATGCGATGAACAACGAGGTTGCTTCTATGAAACAGAAAAGCATAGACATTATCAATAGCATGGACTTCCACAATTCCGTCATTGCGGGATGTGACAAGATGCTGACGCTCTTGAACCCCGAATTTGCAGAGAAACAACGTCAGGAACAGGAAATATCCTCTCTGAAAGGGCAAATGGCGGAAATGAGCAAGAACATGTCCGACCTTATGGATTTGAACAAACGGCTTATGGAACAGCTCGGAGTTGCTGAAACATCTAAAACAAAGAAATAAAATATGGGAATGTGGGAAATATTGGAAGAAGGACGCGGAGAATATGACCGTGACTTCGGTATGAGAGGCGGTAATCCTATGGAAGAAGCCTATAGAGAGGGTTGCCGTTATGGTTACGAGAAAGCCATGCGTGAGATGCAGGGCGGTGAAATGGGCTATCGTAACAGCGGTGGTTCACGCGGTGGAAGCTATAGCGGCGGCTCAGATATGGGCGAACGCCGTATGCCGGGTTACTTCCCGGAATATCCGGTTTACAGCGAACGCCGCGGTTCACAGCCTTACGGTGATGATATGGGCGAACGCAGACGCAGACGCGCCAACGGAGAGTTCATGTAATGGAGAGGGGATTATTCCCCTCTTTTGCCAATCACTTAAAATCAGGAAAATATGAAACAAAGATTAGATACATACGACAGAATACCGCCTGCAATGGCTGACTATCTCAGCCAGTACGGATGGCATTTCAGCAAGAAGATGTGCCTATGGGCTGTTTCCCGCATGAAGATGGAAAACAAATCTACGGGCAAAGAGGAAAAACTTGAACCAATCAGCAAAGAGCAGGTAGAGGAACTTCTTAAAAAGTACAGTGTAAACCTGGAGAAGGACGCAGGATACGACAGCGTTTACGTGGCAAACATGGCGAAGTCGGATTACTACAAAAGTTCTATCACTGACGAAGCACATCTCGCATTGTTCATTAAGGATTACATAGATGATGTGGACGCTTACAATGGAATGCCTTTCACGCGGTTCTATGCCGACTGCATAGGCTCCGGCAATCCTATCATGTGGGAACAGATGATGTAGCCTATGATAATACAGGAATTTTACATACCGGATTATGATTGGGAAGTGCGTGTATATTATGCGGTGGACTGCTATTATACCGACCGTATCATCGCCGACCTTCGGCGGGTTGGATGCAGGGGGCTGGATTTGGCGAATGCCTATAAGAACATGCGCTCCTGCAATCTGAATACGGGTATCACTTACTCCAATATCCGAAACAGGCAAACCGTAATGGTTATAGCCCTTACTTCTTCCCCGGCAGAGTTTCAGAACTCTTTCGACCATGAAAAGGGGCATCTATGCCGGCATATCTCACGGGCGTTCGGCATCGACCCGTATGGAGAAGAAGCGCAGTACCTTAGCGGATATGTGGGACAGAAGATGTTCCCGGTAGCGAAGAAATTTTTGTGTGAACATTGCAGACGTAGCTTATGTGGAAAATAGTACAAGCCATTTTATCAGGCAAATCACGGGAAGAAGTATATAACATGCTTTCTCCCGAACAGAAAGAGACGCTGAACAGCCTTGCCATAGCAAATGGTATAAACCGCCAACAACGTAGAAAACTTGAACGTGATGCGAAAAAGGGATTACATAGATGAATTGCTTGAATTGGCGGACAATGTCCTTTACATGGACTATTGCCGCCTTTTCCAGGTTATCCAATGGAACGTTTAGAACGCTTTGAACGGATTCTCCATTGGGTTATACCGCTTGCCGTTTTGGTGAGGGTATTAGCTTGGTGTCTCTAATTCTTTTACATCCTCTAAAGCCTTATATAGCACATATAGCGTACCTATGTGACATTTAAACAAGTCGGTAGCGCCTTCTTCTACGTATTGTGCGTAATCAAACACCAGTTCGATAAGCTCCCCTCTAAGTTCTTCGGGTGTTATGCTATGTTTGAATAATTCGTCTATTGCGCTAAGGTCGTATTGCTTCTTAGCGGGTGTTGTATTTCTTTCCATGATGAATATTTGTTTAGTCTTTTATTTAAAATGCAATTCGTTGTAAATCAAGTGAACTAAAATTTTTTATTTCACTCAAATGAATTGAATAAGGTTTGCTCACCTCGTTTATAAGGTGAGCAAGAATTAGTTTTAAGGTTATGCTACATTCATTAATGACAGCAATTCATTCGATGTTTTTAAGAACCATATAGGAGAAGGGAATGAAGCGTCTTTGTGTTGGTGCATTTTCCCATATTTCTCACCTTTCTTTGTGATAATCCATTGAGGAACGTCTTTCCCTTTGCTTTTGCTATGTCTTGTCACTTGTTCTATCAATCCGGCTTCAAGCAATCTTCTGTTTCCCTCTTGTCCACTCATACGCTTCCCTTTTTTATTCATAATTCCTTTCTGTTTGAGAAGCTCTGATATTGGTAGTGCCGCTTCCTCATCAACAAATTCGGGCAATGGCAATCCAAGAGGGTCAGCTATTTTTTGAAGCATACCTAAAGTGGAATGATTATCAAGATTAAGAAGCTTCTTAGTTTCCTTTACCCATGTAATTTGGTCTTTCAGCACTAACGATTGCTGGGGCTTCTTCTTGTCTTCAATAGTTTTATGAACGGCGTGATGGAATACTTCCCTGTACACCTCAAAAACGGCTCTTACTTTTCTTGCAATGAAGAACTCCATACAGGAAACGGTAAGTTTATAATCAATTTTATTACTACCTCCCCAACTTACTTCATCTTGCTTGCCATTTTGGGCAAGCGTCTTGTAATCAACCCCCTCAATAAACTGTTCATTTGAAGTCAATGCCCTAACAGCCTTTCCTTTTTCAGAATAGACTAAGGGCCAAACTTCATCGAGATTTACGGGAAACTCGTCATCAGATTGTGACAACTTTAACACTGCGTTGAAATACGCTTTGATTTCGCTTTCGCTACTCTCCTTTGATAAAATAATCTTTTTAGCCATAGTTATAACGAATTTATTGGCATTATAGAACAGAAAAACGGCTGTTCACTTCCCGTTCGTTACACTCCTTGATAGGCAGTTGCTACGCCATTAAGCAATAGCACGGGGTTAAACAGCCGTTGTATTATATATACAGCGTACTTACAAGCATAAAAAATGCCTGCTAATAGCAGACAACCGTCTGCCTATCATAAAGTGTAACGCTGCAAATATACCTCTAATTTCTATAACGCCAAATAAAAAACTTAATATTTTACTTTTCTACCCCATATCATCGCGTTATACAACGAAGTGGCATACATCTTAATCTCATCCTTGCTTTCAAGGAAATCAACCTTAGAGGCTGCTATCATAGCCTCTGCATAAATCTCTTTGTTTAAAATATTATTCTCTTTCATGTTATCTGCATTTCACTTTTGTAAGTCCATACTTAGCCAATCTTAGATATATCTTCCTTACACTTACATCCAACATTTCAGCCATTCTGCGGGGTGGTATCTTTTCTTCCTTGTACAACTTGGTAATGTTTTCTTCCGAAAGTGGGTCTACAAACGTTTTCTTTGGCTCTGTTATCCCCATCCGTTTACGTGCTTTCGCTGCATATGCTTCATTCTGTTTGTCTTTTGTGACGTAAATAACAGTGGTCTTGTTAAGGCGTAGAGGGAATAGCCTTCTTTCCACTTCCTTGTGTTGTTCGGCAAGGCTTTCTACATCCCCGTTAACCGTAGTGTCAATCTTCTTGTATTTGTCCGGGATGCGGGAATGTCTGTCTCTGATTATTCTGCCTGCTCTTCTCATGACTTCTCTTCATTGTCTGAAAACACTAAATTTTGTACTTCTTCTTCCCATATATCTCCCTCATTTCCTTCAAAGTCAAGATATACCGTATCTTTAGGGCTTGGATTGTTGAAACTAGAAAGCAGCCCTATTACCTGCATGGGTATGGAAAGTCTTTCTCCTTGTGGTGACGGGAGTTTTATTCTCACCCGGTCACCGATTTTTAATTCTGTTATATCCATTATTTTATTATACTAAATTTATGATACCATTTATCTGCATAACTGAACCATCCTATAATGAATGATTTGCCGAAGAGGGTTGCTTTGTATAGTTTACTCATGTGTTTCTTTGTTCTTTAATTTATCAAGGAACTTGCTATCTCCCAAATAATTCACACCGATAGCCTTTTTACTTTCAACAATCTGTTCCAAAAGGGTTATAGCTTCCTTTTTCACTTCTTCTACTTCATTATAACCGCAGGCTTTATCAACCAACTGCTCCATAGTCGATTTAGACTTGGAAAGCTGTTCTTTGAGCTTGTTTAATCTCCAGTAGCAGCAATCAATTGTGGCGATGTGCTCTAATTTACTCATGGCTATTTTCTTTCAACAAATTCGGGTTATCGTGAATATTACTAACGACTGTCATAACATGCCATTCTCCTAAAGGTCTCATGCCGACTTTTTTTTCAAAATCGAATTGTAATGCGAATGTAGCAAGTTCTTTGTCCACAATACAAGAGCTATTCATTGTCCACATACAAGTATGTCTCCTTCGTAGATTTCCTTTCCATCCTTGTCGCATAACCGGTTAACTGCCCCAATGTCTCTATCTGTATAGGTATCTCATGCGCACCATCAGTTATCATATCGACAAGTTTTTCGCCCCATAGCCTATTTGTATAACAACCATCTATCCATACGCCTTTGAAAAAATTATCATTAATGGCTTTTGCTCTGAATTTTATTTCACGCTTCATAATCAATATCTTTTCTCGTTTTTAATCAATCAGTTTAAATTCATAAACGAAGACATAGGGATTACTTTCCCATGTTCCTTTGCCGGAAACTTTATCTATCAGTTCTGCGAATGCGTCACGAGGATCATTGTAGTCGGGTATATCTGCATTATGGAATGAATAAAAAGGAATATCCTTTTGTCCAGCATCCCATTTAAAAATTCCTTCCTTAAAGCAATCTTCATCGGATATGTTCTGCAACCGTTCTATCTTGATGTTAGTAATGCGGATATGATGGGGCATGAGGTCAGCGCGGACAAACATTTTATTTTTCCAACCGGGTGCGAATTTAGTTTTAGTATAAAATCCTATTCCGTCCCTATCATTAAGTGCAATTTCGGGATTCATCCCTAAACTTTCATAACATTGTGCAATGACAAAAACTTCACCAACTTTGTACTTCGGCTGAATAAACATTGGAACAAAGTCATTACAGTCCTTATCATATACAAGAATCTCAAAAAGGGGGCTAACATCATCTGATTCAGTAATCCTAAAACATCCAGCAGGATTTTCTTGATATGCTTTCGGACACTTAATGATTCTTCTTGTCTGCGTCTTCCGACCATCCAATACAGCCTGGGTTAGACTGTATTTATCTGAAAAAAATATCTTCTTCATTTTATTATACATGTTTATATTCCCATTTAAAACCTCCTGCGGTCTTTGACCGACCTTTAGCGCAGTTGGTTATTGAAGTTATACATATCTTATTCTCTTTAGCGGCAGAGGTAATGTTTATATATTCCTCAATAAAATTTCCATTACAATCATATTTGATTATAGATTTTCCATTTTTATATCTAGTATCTTTATCGTCCGCAAATCTCCAAATAAAACCTATACATGTGTTGTGTTTTGGTTTTCTTAAACAACACCAATTTATTCCTGATTGAGCACACCCTAATGTTCTTGCAGCAACAGATGCAGACTCCCATTCTCTAACAATATTTCCGTTCAAATCATATTGAATGATTGGCTTACTCTTGCTTTTTGCTATTTTTTCGTTGTGACTGCCATAGTTGTTATTGTAATTCCTATCGCACCATTCAAGATTTTCAACAAAATTATTTTGTCTGTTTTCGTCTTTGTGATTGATGCAATCGAACTTTTCTGGATAGGGATTTTCAATAAATAATTGGGCGACTAATCTGTGTATTCGATATGTGTATATCTTTCTGTCTTTTTGAATGCGAATTGTCGGATAACCATATTTATTAAGATGAAACGATTTTTTCTTATGATTTTTAGAAAAACGAACATTCCCATAATTTGATACATCCAAATTGCACTCATTTAGGGTGATTGATTTCCAAATCTCATTGAACATTATCTTCTTCATTGTATCTTTTTTTTAACTCTTTCAAAACAATCTCCATGCCTTCATTCAATCCTTTCTTGTAGCCTGATATATGCTCACCTATGTTGTAAACCAAGCATCCTGCAACGATAAGAATAACTCCTACAGCCCTATGCCAATAGGAAAAGGATACACTGAACGGTGAGAATGTCAACCGGAAATGCCCGATGAATAATGCTGATATAATGAATATCGCAAGAAAAAATATTAGGTTTGCTTTCATAATCAATCCTCCACTTTCTCAAAGTGCACATCTTGTTTATCTTGCCTCGTACAAGAAATGCAACGACAATCACTGCATTCCGGTTTACCATCAAAATAGCACTTATCGCATTCGCACATAATATCGCCATCTTTTTTCACGATAATTTTTTCTCCATTATATTCAAATACCTCTCCGATTTTTCTTTCTTGTCCCATAATCAAATCTCCTCTACTTTAAAAGATAATTTCTCAAGTTTCTCAATCTGCTTACGAAGAGAAGCGATTTTCCTAATCTTCATTTCTTCCGCCTTTTTCAACGCTTCGGATTTATCGGTGAATGCGTTTTCCCCTATACGGAAGTAAGAACATAAACCATCCCTTACATATTCTCCATCTTCAAATCTACTTCTAATAATATCTGCTTCTATCTCTTTAATACCTTCTGTTAAGGCATACTTTGTTATAAATACTTTTGCCATAGTTATAATCATTTATAAGGTTAAAGTGAATTAGGAGAGGCAGCGGACACGGGGCGAACCCAATTGTCATAGTCCTGATTGCTGTAGCTCCAATAACCATTGCACCAACAGAGAACAAAATTGCATTTGTTTTCTTTTCTCGTAGAGCACCAATACCAGTCATCTTTCACTGGTTGTTTTCCGCAGATAGCTAAGGCTGCATTCAGCATAACCTTATGTTCGTACCCTAAGACACTCTCTTGTAGTGTAGGAATGTGCCAACTTAATCCACATAAGTCCAATGCTATGACTTTCTCAGCAATTTCGCTTTCGGATGCAGCTAATGCTTTGGTATAACCTATTCCATCGGTATCCTTCATACCTTCTTCTATGGTTGGATATATCTTCCCTGTTTGCTCTTTCCCCAAATCAAGAAGAATATGGGTATTATTATCCATATCTCTCGGATAGAAGAATAAAGCATTGCCATCATGGATAATAACTACACATTGTGCCTGTTCGTTTTCTTCATGCAGTCCCCAAAATTTAGGTTCTACAAAATTCTTATTGACGGTAAAGATGAATACACCATTACCTACATTTTCTTTTGTGTAAATTCCTTTGCTCATAATGGTTATATAAGTTTTAAAGTTTCTTGTATTCCGGCTTCCAGTGCTTCCTCGTAAGATTTATAAGTTTTATCAACTTCTGTTCCAAAAAGAAAATCATAATCCTTTATATCGTAAAGTCGATAATACCATCGTCCATATTGATTAAAATAAACAGCTATATGAATAGAATGATTTTCACGCAGCCACTTTTGGGCGATATACAATGTTGGACACAAAAATTCAACTGGTTCGTCATCTATTTCCGTACAACACGACATACTTTGCGGAAGGTCATATTTTGTAATAACCTTATTACGGTCTATTAGGTGTTCACACTTCCAATTGAAGCCCTTATCTTTCAGCTGCTTCGCAGTCTCTAATGTTACGAGTTCTTCGGTCATAGTTATTTACCTTTCAATTTCTTTATTAGTGCATCAGCCACCCTCAAAGAGCCTATTGCAATATCATCATAAGTTTCACTGTCATCGTTTATTCCTAAAGCAATACAATACCCTTGCATAGCGGATTTTGCCAATTCATAACGCCTTTGCTCCCAATCAATAGTTTCAAAATTATCAAAGAAGTCGAGTTCTGACACTTTGAAATACCTACCATTCACTAAGGCAGTCCCAACGTCGAATAAGCCTTCAACCTCTACAATCGTTCCGGTTGCTTTTATTCTTGCTTTCATAACTATTCTTTAGTTTTAATATACCTGTTTTCAATACACCAGCACAGCATCTTGTAGGCTGCATCCAATAGATTTCCGGAAACTTTAACGATGAATGGTTCAGACATGCTTTTTTGATAACTTATAGCCCAAGGACCAGCAAAAAGAGGCTCAACGCACAGCTTATACGTTATACAGAAGACATTTATGTATCGCGGCAGCTTATCGAGAATGTCCTGCAAAGTGTAAGTCTCATGATAATAGTCGTAATTCGTATCGGCATCCGGAGAGGTTACAACCATGTTGTCTGAATCTGATTCATTCCACTCAAAACACATGCTTCCATCGCTTGTATCCAGCCCAAGCTCCTGCAAATGTTTCATCTGTTCGACTGATAATACTTGTTTTGATTTCATTTCTCATTCCTTTTTAAACACTCTTGCATAAAGCATTAAATTTGAATTTATCACAGTTTATAGTATCTTTGTTAAATCTGTCAGTACATTTATAATAATGCTTACAGTTGTAACAAACCCTTTCAAATTTTTGCTTTTTCTTTACTTTATGATATTTCATTTTTCACTCCTTTCTCCTTAATCCGTTCCAGTACATCCTTGTTGGCTTCGAGTATCCCCTCGAAAGAGGGGATGGGAAACCATGCAACAACATCATCTATCACTTCATCATAATAGCCGCCATTACTTTTCATCCATTTGTTTTCAGATGAAAAATACGCTTTGAATATATCACCATTCATAACCATTACAATACAGTCGCCAGATGTGTCACAACCAGCCTTGTCCTCAACGCTTATCCACGGAGATTGCTTTGCCTGCCAGTCTGCACCTTTTATAAAATATTTTTTTCGCCAATGCTGGCAATCCTCCCCAATCTGGCATCTTATTGTAAGCCATGCTTTGGGCTGCTTCTTCTACTGTCTGTTTCATAATCAATGACTTTTAATTTTCTTATATTTACCACACTTCTTGCAGAAATAGTGACGGACGGTGTACCAACTTCTATCGCCCCAATCATCAACAACTTCAACTCTCCTCTCAAATAAGTATTCCCACTCGTGGCAACAGAACCATTTCTTTATAATGGCATCAATTAAATGCTTCATAACCAACTGTTCTCCTTTACAATTCTACCATCGTCTAACAACGTGTATAGTTTACCCTTATATGTCAGAGCGAAACACCATTGGCGGGCATACTTCAAATACTGATGTAATTTGTATCTGTGCGGGTGTTTCTGCATCTTTTTTTCTATTCTTCGTTTCATAATCAATATGTTAATATTAAATTTCCACTTTTGTGTAATTACTAAAATCACAATACAAGTATTGACACCAACCACCAAAGCGATATTTATCATTTAAATACCTACATTGGGAAGTCCACTTACTCTTTGTAATAATCTCGTACACCGTTCCTTTATGGATGAAAAGGTCGCCGACTTTTAAATTAGAAAGTTTAACTGTTTTCATTTCTTCCTTTCATTCCGTTCCCGATTGTCTTCCGAAACACACATTTTGCACCATGATGTCTTGATGTGATACACCTTTCCGTTGCGATAGATTGTCCTGTCATAGAAGCAGGATAGTAAAAGCGGTCTTTTGCAGCGGCTACATACCTTGCGTTCTACACCGTCCACTATCACCCGGTTTCTCGGTTTCCGCTTCACTATCTCGCACGGACCGCATTCGGATGCACCGTACTTCCGGCAATAGGCAAGGGAATGCTTGCCGCATTTGGCGAAAGAGGTGCAATCGGAGCGGGGGACTGTCTGATGGATGTTCATACTATTTGCCTTTTTCTATAGATTCTATTGCCAGGAATATCTCATACATTACTTGTGGCGTATTTCCATACATATCCACCAGCTAATTTCCTTTTCCCTTTACATACATCACAAATATGTGCGGCATTTATCCCAGTGATTCGGGAGGCGTCATTTAAAACTTCAAATCTGTTTATCAAATTCCCATCAACCGATAATTGCAATACAGGCTTCCTTGTTTTCTCTATCAATAAAAAATTCCTTTTACCGTAGTTACAATTATACGATTCGCTACACCATTCGAGATTGTCAACATTATTATTGGTTTTTATTTCATCTTTATGGTTTACTTGTGGTAGATTTTTTCTATTTTCTATAAACGCTTTCGCGACAAGCCTATGCACCAAACAAGTCTTCTTTTTCCCTCTTAATATTAAATTAACTTTTAAATATCCATTTGGCGCTATTGTGGGAGATAAAACCTTTCCATGATATATATGATTCCCTAGAAACATACTGACGCTTCTAATACGTCCATGACTACTGACTTCATATCTTCCATCATAACCTTCAATAGTTTTCCATTCTTCCATTTTCTACAATATTTATTGCTCTAAAAATTTCATATATAACCTGTGGTAAAATCGCATTGCCGTATGCCTTTATCGATTCCTGCCGCCACTTTGAAAAGGCAATACCGTCCAATCTGGTGGAAATCCCATCATCTCGGCTACAAACAGGGGATTGAGTAGGGAAGTTTTCCCAATCAGGCGGGCACACAAATGGTTCAGTTCTGATGTCCGGGGACTGCCGTCTTTCCGGTCCTTTGCCGTTCCGGGATTGTGACAACTTGTCGTTGGTGTAGGTAACATTCCGTGGAAATCCATGAAATCCATTAGGCCATTCGGACGATTGCTTCCGTTTCTTCGACTCGCCATCGTTTTTGCACCTGCATTTTTCAAATCCTTCACCCGTTTTGCATGGTGTATGTCGGTAGACATCGGAGTTGGGAGCAGCTCTACCGGATAGAATGTTGTTTTCCCATTCCCGTTGCATACCTTCAACCCCTGCGTCTGCACGGTGGGCAACAATTTTCTCTCCGCATTCAACCTTGCATTCATCGCCTCCTCTTTTGTATCGAAAAATCCGAGGTGAATCCTTTTCCTGTTCACATAGATTATCGCATGCCATTTGTTCCGTCCCTTCGGTTTCCTTACTCCTGAACCTTTCTTCCGATTGTGAAGATTTTCCCAATGAGCTAATATCCGAAGATTTTGCTTTCTGTTGTCCGTTTTGCATCTGTTGATATGGTCCACTTCCTCGTTTTCCTTCGGACAGCAAATCAATCTGTGCATCAAGATAGTCTTCCATTTCTTTCCATCTTCTTTCGCTCTGATTGTTCTGTAAACATACCCTGAATTGTTTATCTTCCATTTCCATTGATTCAGAAACGGAAAATCTTCCGAATCTACAAGTATATCCACTCCCGATGTTGTTGTTATTGTCTTGTATTCTTCTCGCAATAAAGAAGACGCGGTCTCTTCTGTGCGGCGCTCCGACGGCACAAGCCGGAATAACAACCGGTTGGACGGAATATCCTTCACGTTCAAGGTCGTTACACACTGTTTCGACGACGTATTCCTGCCGATGCAATATTCTTTTTCGGTCAACCTCTCCGAACAGAGATTCTTCACGTCCCAACGCAGTTTCACTGCCGGGCTGTACCATCGAGAGGATTCCAGTAACGTTTTCACCAACAACCCAATCGGGCTGAATCTCCCGTATCGCTCGTAGCATTTCCGGCCAGAGGTAGCGGTCATCTTCCGCTCCCTTTCTCTGTCCGGCGCAAGAAAAAGGCTGGCAGGGGAAACCTCCGGTGAGGACATTGATTTTTCCCTGCCACTCTGTAAAATCTGTTTTCGTGATGTCTTCATAACTTTTGCTGTTTGGAAACCAATAATCAAGTATTTTTCTCCCGAACGGGTTTATTTCACAATGGAACACGTTTTTCCAGCCCATTATCTCGGCAGCTATTTCCGGGCCACCGATGCCGCTAAACAGAGAGCCGTGTGTCAATTCGCTTTTCTTCATTTCCATAATTCAGAACCACTCTTCATTCGCTCCAACCTCTACCGAGAGCCAGTCCATGAGGAGGGATATAAGGTTATAAATAGGTTTCATCTCGCTAAACTTTTATCGCGTTGGCAATATTATCCGCATCCGACAGCTTTCTTACCAGCACATCAAATGCTGCTGTACACCGCTCTGTGTTCATATTGACCGTTTTCCCGATTTTCAAACAGTCGGAAGCAAGGTTCATCATCCTTGTCACATTGGAAAACTTCAGGTATTCCAACGTAAACCCGTTAAACCGTGAATCTTTCTTTCGAAGCTCTTTAATCCTTTCGTCAAACTGGATGCAGGCGTAATCACATAATGTCCTTGCAAGTTCGAACCTTGCAATCTCTGCGGAATGGGGTACGCCGTTATCGTCGAGAACCTGCTTGAACTGCCAATACAGCATATCCACGTGCTTGTTCACTTCTTCCGTGTACTTGTCGTTGCAGTCGGCGAAAAACTCGCTCCGGTCTGAACCGATAACGCTGTTTACAGTACGCTCGTATTCCTTTCTTGCCTTATCGGCATCATTCAAATACCGCTTGAATGCCTGTTTGTAATAAGGCGTTCTCTTCATCGCATGCAGGCACTCGATAACCTGTCCGCAACAGATGTCGTTCGTGAGCAGTATGTTGTAGGTGCACAGAACTACAAGGCTCTCATACTTGCTGATTATCTGATTTGCCGTGTCGGTAGTCATTGTCTTGTCTGTTCTGCCTTGTTCATATTCTTGTTTCTGCTCTCTGTTGCAAGCTCATCAATCATGCGCTGATACTCCAATTGTTCGATTTTCTTTTCAATTTCTATGTCCATGATTATTTACCGTTTGTTTCTTATTTGGATAAACCCTCGTTTTTCGCATTCCTTCAACAGCTCCATATCTTCATCCCTTATATCACATGGCGTCTCATGATTAACACTCATGTAATCCGATATGCCAAACTTTTTGCATATATCATAGTAAAAGCGTCTTTGCCTGCCTCTTGTCGTCCAACATATTGTAAGTCTCATACTTTATTGTCAAATTTATGTTTTCGCCAATACTTATAACTGGCGTACTCTCCACGTCTATCAAACATTATACGCTCGAATGTACCAACACGCCGCAATGCTTCGTTTGCGTACAGGTCTCCACCGGCTATCTTAGCTTTCAACATCTCAATGTACTCTTCCCGGCTATACTCTTCTCCGGTAAAAACATTAATTTTTTCTTCCGGCATTGAGTGTATCACTTCATCCCGCTCCTTATCGTAAGTGGCAAACCAGCTCATGATGACAGAACCGTCTATTTTGCCGTAAAATCCACCGTATGATGAGTTTTCCCTTGCCCGTTTAAAACAAAGGCAAACGTCCTCAATTCTGAAATAATAATACTTGTCAAGGATAGAGTTTACAATGGATGCTACTTGATAGTCATTCATATCCTCGCGGCTACGGCCGTAAAACAACAGAGTACCTTCTATGAACTTTACAAGAACCGCTTTTATGCAGGTTTCGTTATCTTTCCTCCATTGTGATAATTGTATGGGAGGTGCGTTTATCGCTTGGCTTATGGAAGTTATCTCATTACTGATGTTCTTGCAGATAGCAATCAGCTGCCTGGAAGATAGAACCGCTATTTCCTTGCTTGTTAGTGTGATTTCTGTTCCCATTGTCTTTTAGTGGAAATAACCCTTGGTAATTATTACTCATGCTTTGCTCTATTATTGCAATCATCATCTGCTTGTCACCTCCCGAAAGAGTTAATAGCTTCCGGTAACATGCCTCTGCTCCGGTCTGCTTGTATGGCTGCCCCCTCTCTTTTTTGTAGTTGAGCCAGTATATGAATATATCCTTATATTCTTCCTCTACGAAATAGAGGTCAAGTACCTCTTTCTTCCTTATTGAGTTTCTCCCGTCTATCCATGCTTTCGCTATTTCATTTCGGATTTCGGAAGGATATTTCAACGCATACTCTTCTGATTGCTGCTTTATTGTTTTCATATTATTACTTTCTATATCGTATTAAGAAATTTGTTCACGAAGTAAACTTGTCCTTTGCCACTAACTTTTGTAGTCAATGTAGTATGTAAAACGCCATTACTTCCAGAGCGTACGCCTTTTTTGATTACAAACAACCCTTGCTCTATGTATTTCTGATTTGGCACGTTATATCTTTCTCCATGCTTGCCCAAATATCCGTTTTTACGCATCCATGCAAACAATCTCTTTTCTCCTATATCGTATCCATTCTGCGCAATTAATTTTGCAAGCTCTCCGATAAGGCATGAACTTTCCGCTCCACTAAATGCGTTTGTAAAGGTTACAGCAGGTTTGGTTTCTTCAATTATGTTTTTGTTCTGTTCTTTGAGGATTTGATTTTCGCAAACCATTCTTTGCTTTTCCTCACGTTCGCTCTTTAACTGTGTGGCAAGGCTGATAACAAGGTCGGGGTTGTTTATCATCTGCTCCAAAGTTGGCTGCGTGGCGGTCATACCGTATTTAAGAAGCTCATCTACTCTCATATCCACCCATACCGCTAAATCGGAATTTAGTTTTTGTGCAACACGAATAGCGACAAGACGGTGTGCCCAAGTGCCTGGATTATCTCCACCTCTCTTAACTATCAGTAAATCAGCCAAACTAAAATTTTTTAGTTTGGAAAGTGATGTGCAATAATCGCTGATTTCCTGCGAGTTAACAATTGTGGATAAATTCTTATCGGGATAGGCTTTCGCCATAGCCGTAAGGTTTACCATAACATCACTCCCTTTCTCAAAAGGAATTATATTTCCGTTGTAATCGAATTTAATAATTGAAGTATTCATAATATTTAATTTTTTAGATTTTGCTCAATAGAAAAGTTTCTCTCCCTTTTTTCGGAAAGTGAGGTAGCCCGATAAAAGGCTACCCAACACGATAAGTATTTCAATCATGGTTGTTACTTCTTGACTATCCCCGTTCTTCTGTATTCCGCCCACTTATCGTACTGCTTCGTCTTTACGAGGAAAGAGAAGCACGAGCATTTTAACTCAATCTCCCTGCGTTCGCTCCATCTTGTCCATTCGAGAAGTTTTTTCGTAAACTCCAATTCCTTTTCAAGCTTTGCGATTTTCCGCTTGTCGGCTGCGCTTGATTTTACAACCTTTGGCGCAATCTCGTTCACCTTGTGAAAGACTTCACGGTACACATCAAATACGGGGCGAACTTTGCGGGCGATGAAGTATTCTAAGCAGGAGACGGAGAGGTAGTATTCTATTGATGGTCTGCCGCATTTTGAGTTTTCGCCATTTTGGGCTAAAAATTGATAATCAACACTTTCTATAAAATTTTCCTTTAAAGCTCGCACTGCTTTTTCTTTTGCAGAATAGCACAGCATCCAGCAACTATCAAGGTTAACGGGATAGGGAATATCCAGTTTTGAAAGTTCCAAAATGGCTTTAAAATAACGTTTGATTTCTTCGGTTGAAGAAGATAAGGATAGAGTTGTTGCTTTCTCGTTAGCAACTAACGTAGATTGTGGGGTACATATTATTCGCCCATTCTCTAATTCTAAGTTTCTTGGCATTGTAGTTAGAATTTGAGTTATAGATATAAAGAAAGCTGTTCGCCCTCTGTTTTCCGCCAAGAAACACTACATCAGTGAATGAAGTAGCCTACAAGAGTAGCGAACAGCCTTTTATCTTTGCAGATATAAGCAGTCAAATGGATATAAAAAATCCACCTCAATCACTAATATGTAAATGTTTTCTTGGCGGGAAAACGTTGCAAAGATACACACTCAAATCAAAATGCCAAAGGAAAACGCCAAATAATTATAGTTCCCGTGAACAAACCCAATCATTCACGGGATTTCTTAACTTTGTGTCGTCAATTCAAAAATTAAGAATAATGAAAACTAAAGAATTTTACATCGAAAAAGCAAAAGAGCTTATTGAAAAGGCAAAATTAGTCAAAGGAGAATATGATGAAAACGATATTTTTAGCTATCCTGAAATGAAAGACCTTTCAAGAGAACTTATCCACCTTATATACTCTTATGACAAGACGCTTCCGCTATTGGATGAAGCAAAAGAACTTATGGAACTTTCTTTTTCGGGAATTTCATTTGATAATCATAAGTGTAAAGTTGACTTCCAAAAGTATCACACTATTTGTAAATATTTCATTCATTACATTGAGGAGCTTGCACCGGAGCGAGCGGTGCATTCTTAATTCCGTCTATGCAATTAATAAATCTGTCAGAAACAGAATTGTTTGTCAATAATTCTACGCTGTCAATAAACGATTGCCTTATTTTATCGGGGAGTGTTTTCAATGCTTCCCGATTTTTAATAGGCATTCCCACTATAGAGAGTGAAAAGGTTGATTTATCAATAATATTATTCCCTTCTTCTGGGATGTTGATTTTTATTTCTATTTCCATAACACTTGTATTTTTATTTTTCATTAAACATTACATTTCTTTCAAATAGTCTGTTACCACTTCTATAAACTCATCAAGTGACCGAACAACGACATATTTGGCGCCGATACTCTCAAACTCCTTCTGATAGGCTTTCTGATTCTCCGACTGCCTGCCTGTTTTAGTCTTTAATTCTACCCCACAGAAAGGATAAAACTTATTCGGTATAAGAAGTATCAAATCGGGGAATCCTGCACGAACGCCCATCTGCTTGAACTTTGCAGCTTCAATGGAATTACGTTTTCCGCCATTTGGAGAGTGATGGAGAGTTAGTCTATATTTGGGATATGTGTAATCAAACCACTTCACGCAAGCTTTTTGGAGTTTGTCTTCTAAATGTCTCATGCAAATTATGGTAGTTTTAATTTTATTTCATTGATAAGTTCTTCATTGGATATGCAATAGCCTACATTAACTATGTCGCATAAATGCCTTTTCAAATCGGTCGGATTGTTAAATTCAATTTGAAGTAAGGATGCTGTTTCGTAAACAACAAACTCTCTGTCCTCAAGCTCTTTAATTAACTCTTCGTCTGACAATTTTTCAAGAATATCATCTATATAATCTTCCATGTCAAATTCCACCTCTGCTGTAACTGTAACATAATTGCTCATATATGTTTGATTTTAAGTTCCACATCCACCGGCTTATCTTTCATCATGGAGAAAGCATCAAGTATCTTCTCCTTAGTCAACTGGATAGGTCGGGTCATTATTTCACTTTCTATGTTTTCCAACGGTATCTTCTTTCCGTCATAAGTAATAAGAACCGCAGAAGTTATTACGTAAGGACTCATGTCTTGTATTGTTTCTTTATCTGCCTTGCAATCTTCTTGTTCAACTTACTTAGACGCTCTGCCTGCTTGTTGTCACCTCCAAAATTATGAATGTCTGACTTTCGGTCTGCGATAAGTTTCTGAATGATTGCACCTTCGGATTTGGTTATTGTAAGTTTCATAATGAGTTGTAGTTAGTGGGGAAGTTCCGAATCGAACAGAACGCGTTATTTTGCTGGATGGTAAAGGATAATAAACTAATGAATAACTAATACTAATTTTAAAACAAAATAATTGGCAATCAAAAAGAATAACCGCCCAATACGTTCAACGCTACCATATTCCCCATTTTCTCGTCAGTCCCCGTATACAGTGCCATTGGCGTAACCCTGGTTGGGCTTGGCGAGATTGTATGGATAAAATCATTCCCAAAAAGACCTTCACAGGCTATTGCTCCCGGATAGGCGGTCAAGCCACACCGGGATAGTTAACTGTTAGCTGAAATTAAATCACTTAACCCGAACCTTTCACGGGACTTCTGCGTGAGCAGAGGGCTTTCGGTTAATTATATTAAGTCTAAAATCTTTGTCTTTGCAATAGCGTCCAGCTTCATGTCTTGAAGCCCCTGTTTCATGTATTCCGCCGCCTTTCTGTTGGCATCGTCCATGTCTTTTGCTGCTATTAGAACATAATATTTGTTCTCTTTTTCTTTCCCGTTTTCGTCTACGAAAATCTCAACAAGAGTGACCTTATAAAAGAACTCATCTTCCTGTTTCTCATTGACAATCTCACGTATCTTACTTCGGCTGATTGCGAAAACATCACACTCACCGTTGTATAGCTCATTGCCTTTCAATTCCACATGACCGAAAAGCTCATCATCGGTTATGTAATGTTCGGTGACTTCCTTTTCATCGCCTTTCTCGTTAACCTTGTTTGCTTTTAGCTTAAATTCGTACAGCATGATATTATATGTTTATAGGTTACACATCAGAACGGAAGGTCGTCTTCCCCGTCAGTCTGTAGGGATGGTGCATCCACCGTAGCCGCAGCATTTCCGGAACCCTCAAGCTCATAAGGCTTGAAGTTTCCCAGGTAAACTTTTGACTTGGCTTCTGCTTCTGCCTTGTTCTCATCCTTATACTGCTTTGATAAGTATTGTTTGCAGTAATGGGTATTGCCGTATTGGCTCGGCTCTCTACGCTCATTAATATTAACGTTAAGATAGACGGCTTTTGCTTTCAGGTTCTCGTCCATACTTACATAAAGGTCGTTTTCTTCTATCGGAATGACAACGCATTTCTTATTCTTGATTGTTGCTATGCCCGCTTTTTCGAGCTTTAGCAAATTTACGCTTCCGGTTAAATTCATTTTTTATTCAGTATTTGATTAATGATTTTGTTTGCTTCGGTTATCCGTCTCTCAAATTCAGCGATTACGGCATCGTCCCTTGTTATCTCTACAATGTGAATGTTATGTTTCAGGAAAGGGCAGAAAACGACAAAATCAGCTTTGCTCAATCCTGTACAGGACATCTCCGCTTGTACTTGGTAGAAGTATAGAGGATTTACTGATTTAAGCGTATCGTTATCCTTAACCTCATTCATATACTCCATGAACTTTTTAGGAGTTGGGCATTTTATTTCCACCACCTTTCTTAAGCCGTCTTTAATCGCTATGCGGTCGGGAGAAGCGGAGAAGTAAGGTATTGTAGGGTGCTGTATACTTTCGCACTCTTCAAGTTCGCATCTTGTGACAAGCTGGTAACGTTCGGCGGCAAAATCTTCATTTTCGTGTCCGAACTCTATAAACTTGTTGTTGATGTTTACCTGGTTTTGGTATATCTCAAACAGATAATCATCTTCAATATACTTAGGGAGTAGGTTTCTTTCTGCTGCGACTTCATACATGTATGAAAGGGCTGTCTTCCCAAACAGCTCCCCTTTCTTTCCGCTTGTCATTAAGTCCCCGATGCGACTTCCCGTAAAGTTCCCCAGGCGTTGGCGAAGCCATCCAAAACTACCCTGTTCAATCATTTTGTCTCAGTATTAAATAATTCGCCTGTATTTTCATCGACAACTTCCGCTTCCTGCAAAGCCTCTTTCATTGCATTGCGTCTGGCTTCCTCATTGTCGGGATTATCATTGTACGACACTTCGGCTTCGTCTATGTCGGTTTCTGCCAGATTATCCTTTATAATAGCCTGGTCGAATGTTTGGGCACGTTGCATTTCAATACTTAAGATACCAAACTTAGAAAGTAGCATTTTTAAAACTGTCTTCTTTGCCATAGAGTCAAAGTCGGTAGACCATATGCCTGTGCCGCGTTTATACGTTTGTGAAAACTTCCTTCCGTGTTTTTCACAATCTTCCTTGCTCATATAGAGAAATTTCTCAAAACCGTTGATGAGACTGAAATAAGCCATATAGCCTACTATCTTATCAGAAGAGCGTTCTCCAAATTCATATTCTCCGGTAAATCGGTTCGACTTCTTTATCTCCCCCTCATATATCTCATTTACGTTTATTGTCTTATATTGACCGCTACGCATAGCAAGTTGAACAAAACCTCTCCAGCCCATTTGAAATTGCGCTTGATTGCCGTAAGGAACAACGTAAGCAAATCCAAGATTGGGATTGATAGGTAAATCTAAAGTAGCTGCTACCACAGCGGCATTCATGATAGACTGTGGTTCTGCCTTTTGAAGCAATGTATTGCTATTGGCAACCGCTACTATCGAACTGATAAATCCCGGCGCTTTCTTTCCGAGAATTTCTTTGAAACGTGCTTTCACATTGTCATTCGCAAGCATTGATTTAAGCTGCGGGATTGTCGTTATTGTACTCATTATAAATGTTTTTTAGTTTAACAATATCTTGGTAGCCCTTGACTAACGCAAAGAAACATCCTTTCGTCTTCGAATTCGTCAGGTGTATAATCATATTGATTACATTCGAGTTCTGCGCGCAACTCCTCAATGTCTTCCTCTATAAGCTGAATGATTTCTTCTTTTGAAGAATACCCATACTTGGGAAGATAGTCCAAATCGCAAGCTTTGACTTCGTTCAGCTCCTTGTACAGTTCTTCAAGTCCATTTTCCATTGTATTGTGTTTTTAAACCGCCCGTACAAGGTTAAAGGGAAGCGGTGCGCACTTCGCTTCTCTCACGGCTTTTAGTACGGTAATAGCTCTGACCTTTTCTGCGGCTGAATTTGGTTATTTATATCTCCATTTATAAGAACCGGCTGATGTTCTTTCCCCTCTTGCGCATGCTGCTATAGTTCCTTGATTTATTTTAGTAACTCTGGAAGCCTCTCTTGTGCTTCCGTATTCTTGAATTGGCACTCCTGTTAAACTATATTGTATTATAACTTTAGATGAATGATTTAGACTGCCGAATCTGCCTAAATTAGGAGTTTTTTTTAACCCAATTCTATATGCGTGTTTTTGATTATCAGAGGAAGAACACCATTACACATTTTCTACTAAGACTAATATTTAAATAAAGAGAACAACTATTAGGCTTTAAAATTTTACTATGAACATGTCTTACTCCATTTATATGGTTTACATATCTGCTCACAGATTTTACTCTACCTAAACTGGATATTTGATATATCCCTTCATATCCAATTATATCTTTCCAAATTTCTTGTTCCATAATTTATTTTTAAGAGGAAGGAGACAAGGGCAGACGACCTTTGTATGCTTATCCTATCTGGATGTCTTTCCAAATGTCAATAAATTGTTTTGCCGAATATTCCGCAAGTTCGCGTGTTTTATAACAAAGGCGAGACCCGCTACCCGCATCCGCAGACGCAGCACCGTAAGACGAAACGAAGAAAGCGAAAGAGGAAGGAGACATAATGAAATAGGGATAATACTTGTTCTCATCCGAGTTATCCCAATCTGCTTTCCAGCCTTCATTCAGAGCTTCCGTAATAACTTCCATTTTATATAACGCAATGAAATGCCTGCGCATGTCTTTGGGTAAATCTGAAAAATCAGGGACACCTTTTCTTCCTGTTTCTTCCATTGCGTCTTCAAACGTTTTGATTCTATCCATTACGTTTTGATTGGCAAATATTTCTTTGCCGTATAGATTTTCAAGCATCTGCTTTCCTTTATTGTCCGCTTCTCTCCAAGCCTTTAAAGCGTTCTTTTTATCTACATTTAAAGTCATAATTGTAAGTTTATAGGGTTATAGAATAAATTGTTTCCACAAATCAATGAATTGCTTCCCGCAATAATTGGAAAGCTTTTCGCTTTTCAAACAAAGGCGAGACCCGCTACCCGCAGCCGCAGACGCATCATCGTAATCCGAATCGTCGAAAGCGAAAGAGGAAGGAGACCCATTAAGCTTGAACCACGGATACCAACGTTTCACGTTAGCATCGCATACATTAAGTTTCTGACCTCCATTTAGAGCTTCCGTAACGATAGCCAGCTTTTGATAAGCAATATCGTGTTCCGTCAAGCCTAACTCCAATAGCTTTTTCTCATCGAGTGGTTCCCTTCCCAACTCGTGGCAAGCATCAAGGTAGGTTTTCACTCTTTCTGTAACGTCTTGTGAAAAGAAATCCTTTCCAAAAGATTCTTCCAATACTGTTTTTAATTCTTTTGAACCGCTCCGATATAGTTCACGGGCTTTTTGTTCACTTAATTGTAATGTTTTCATATGATTGTTATTAATTGGTTTCAAGAAAAACCGGACTATCTTCACAGACCGCCCGGCTACGACTAAACAAATACTTCATCTGTAGTGAAGATGTTGCGACACCCGGGCTCGAACCGGGACGAGTTGTCAAGCTCCACACATCTAAGGTTTGACATTCCTATCATAGAGTGCTGCGTCTACCATTCCGCCATGTCGCAGTGTTTCCCGACCAGCACGTGGACGGGACTGTTTATATTAAAAATTTATCATGAATTATTCACCCTCACGGGCTTTTGCTAATGTTTTAAGATACAAGAAATACAGCAGGATAGTTTCTTTTTGAATATTGCTTTGTTTTCTCTTTAATATAATTCAACATTTTATCAACTTCTGTCTCTGTTTTGTATATAGTAGAAGCCTCACGAATAACATGAATATCTAACTCACTCAAACGAAACCACTCTCCATCTACTCTTTTTTTGTCAAATAGATTATGCAATTCAGATTCAATGTCAAAACAGATTTCTATATCACATGAGATTAAGGGGTTTGATACCCTCATTTGCATCATCCTTTTTCCCACATTATAAGACCTGCCTATCTTTCTAAGACCTTCTATTTCATTTGTTATATATGTGTGAAATAAAGAAGTCCTTTTCTTATTATACATTGAATAATCATTTAAAGCAAGCGATTTATTGCCACATTTATTTTCCACAAGACCTCTTTTTTCTCTCCATTCGTCAGTCATACATAGTGAAAATGCACTTAAACTAAAATCATTCGATATGTATAATGCAAAATCTACAAAAACAAAGTATGGCATATATGTTATCCCGTTTTCTTTAGATATAAAATCTACATAAATAGATTGTTCTATATATTCATCAATATCCGAATCGCAATCAGAGTTACCATTAATACTATGAAGATAGCTATTAGCGTCAAAAAATCCGTCTGATGTACGTTGTATTACACTATATTGTCCGATATAGCGCACCATTTCTTGATTTGTTTTCATATCATAAATTTTAGATATTACTCAATAAAAGAACTTCTCTCCCTTTTTTCGGAAAGTGAGGTAGCCCGATAAAAGGCTACCCAGCACGATAAGTATTTCAATCATGGCTTTACGGTTTGATTATACCCGTTCTTCTGTATTCCGCCCACTTATCGTACTGCTTCGTCTTTACGAGGAAAGAGAAGCACGAGCATTTTAACTCAATCTCCCTGCGTTCGCTCCATCTTGTCCATTCGAGAAGTTTTTTCGTAAACTCCAATTCCTTTTCAAGCTTTGCGATTTTCCGCTTGTCGGCTGCGCTTGATTTTACAACCTTTGGCGCAATCTCGTTCACCTTGTGAAAGACTTCACGGTACAC